TTGAAACAAAGTTGGTAAATGGCATTCGCTGTGGAATAAGTGAGACTGCTGTATATGCTTTCCAAGCTAAAAAAATAAGAAACAATTTTAACTGCATTAAACACACAAATTAATTATGAATATTTTAGAAAAAGCAAATGAAATTGTTAATTTTAGATCTGAAGAAAAAGAGAGACAATATGGAGATTTCCATGAAAGTATGGAACGCACCAGCAAACTAGCCTCAATTATGTCTAACAAGCTCTTAGATGTTAATGATTGTTACAATGTACTAATAGCTTTAAAGTTAGCTAGACAATCAAACTTACACAAAGAGGATAACCTACTAGATCTTGTAGCTTATGTTGGATCTTTAAATGATTACTTAAATAAATAAATTATGAATAATTTTGAAAAAGAATACAGTATTATAATTAAAAACTGTTGTAAAAAGGGAACAAGATTAATAGGCAGAAATGGAAGTGTAAGACAATTAACAGCTGTTCAAATAAGAGCTAATTTAAGTGAAGGCTTTCCTATTGTAACCGGAAAACAAATATTTCCTAGTTCTGTTTTTACGGAACTTGAATGGATGTTAAATGGATTTACTAATGTTAAATGGTTAAATGATCGTGGAGTAAAAATATGGGATCAATGGGCCGATGAGAATGGTGATTTAGGACCTGTATATGGTCACCAGCTTTTAAATTTTGCGGGAGTAAATCAATTAGCTCAGCTTTCTGAAGAGTTTAAAAAAACTAGGAATAGTAGGCGTTTATTAGTTAGCATGTGGAATCCATCTGATTTAAGTAAAATGGCTCTGCCTCCTTGTCATTATGCTTTCCAATTTGTATTAGAGAATAATATAGCAGATATTGTTGTAAGTATGCGATCTTTAGATTTATTTATAGGACTACCCTACGATATGGCTATGTATGCAACACTGCTAGTTTCTTTTTGTAAAGAGCATGATTTAACACCTAGAGAAATTATAATAAATGCAGCAAATGGACATATTTATGAAGAACATATAGGAACTGCATCTGTATATGCAAATAGATTAAAGTTTAATTTACCAAAGGTTTTAAATATTCCAGCACTATCTATTTATAAAGCAGACGGTATTGCTATAGATGGTTATGAGTACCACTCAAGATTAAAAGTTAACATAAAAAAATAAAATTTAGAATTATGAAAATGACAAATGAATTTGAACCAATAAGAGATTGGGCAAAAGCAAAAGGTATATTTGCAAAAGGAGATGTAAAAACTCAGTATGTTAAACTACAAGAAGAAGCAGGTGAGTTGGCTAAAGCTATAATTAAAGATGATAAAGAAGAGTTTATAGATGCTTTAGGTGATTGTGTAGTAGTATTAGTTAACTTAGCTAAGTTAGGTGGTTACAACCTAGAAGACTGTGTAAATTCAGCTTATGATGTAATAGCTAAAAGAACAGGTAAAATGATTAATGGATCTTTTGTTAAGAATATATGAACGATAATAATTTAATGCCATTCTGGTCGGTTAACCAGAATGGCAAAATTGACTTAAACAACTATTTATTTAAGAAATTCTTAGAGCAAAATGATTACTTTAAGAATAAACCTAACGCGAACAGTACATTTAATATTATAAAAAAGAACGGTATATTTTTAGAGATTAAAGACGAAACAGATTTAAAAGATTTTATACTTAATTACGTTGAAGATAATGATTTAGGTATAGGTGTTTACAATTTAATGAGTGGTAACCTTAAATACTTTAAACGTGATTTCTTATCCATGATTTCTACTAAGGAGATTCAAGTAATGAAAGACAATAGAGATAATGCTTATTTCTTTTACAATAATTGCATTGTAAACATAACTAAAAACGAACGTAAGATTATAGATTATAAAGATGTAAATATTTCTATTTGGAAAAAGCAAGTTATCAATAGGGATTTTATTAAGGCTGATCATCATGAAAGTCAATTTAGAACATTTGTATGGAAAGTAAGCGGAGAAGATGTTGAGAGATACAATACTATGCAATCTGTTTTGGGTTACTTACTTCATTCATATAAAACTAATTCTAACAATAGAGCTATAATTTTTAATGATGAAATGATTAGTGATAACCCTAATGGTAGATCAGGAAAAGGATTAATTTGGAATGCACTTAAACAACTTAAAAATGTCCAGTCATTAGATGGTAAAACATTTACTTTTAACAAATCATTCCCATATCAAAATGTTTCAACAGATTGTCAAGTGTTAGTTTTTGATGATGTAGAACGTAACTTTAATTTTGAGTCTTTGTTTAGTGTAATTACAGAAGGTATTTGTATCGAATATAAAGGAAAAGACGCTATCCGCTTAACAGTTGAAGAATCACCAAAGATTATAATAACAACTAATTATACTATTAAAGGTGATGGTGGATCGCATGAAGCGCGTAAATTTGAAGTTGAGATGAGTACATTCTTTAATGCAGATTATACTCCTGAGATGTTCTTTGGTAATAAATTATTTAATGATTGGGATGAATTAGAATGGGCAAGGTTTGATAATTATATGATGGAGTGCTTGCGTAAATATTTGAATAATGGATTAGTAAGAAGTAATACGAAGAACTTAGAAATTAGAAAGCTAATTGACAAAATAAGTAGTGAGTTGCATACATTTATCCCATCTATTCCAAATAATGAGTGGGTGAACGTAAAGACTATTTACGATAATTTTTTAAATGCTTATCCTGAATTAAGAAAGTGGTATAAACAAAATAGCTTAACCATTGGTTTGAAGTCGTATGCTAAACACTACGGAGTTAAATACCATACTACAACCGCTGGAGGTGTAACAAAGATTATGTTTGAAGCTACTAAAAGCTACGTAGAAGAAAAACAAAAGGATATTTGGAATTCAAACGAACCGCAAGGATTATGACAATAGATAGTATAATAGTAATTAAGAAGATTGAAAGCATAATGGATAAGTATAAAGATTCTGTAGATTGGTTACGAGAAAATCATGCTACTAGAACAGATTTAATATCTAGTTTACAAGAATCAATATTTAGACTTGGATTGATTAGAAAGGATATAATTATGTACGACACTAAAATAGAGGCAAGAGAATGGATAGTAGACTAACTAATATTATTATAGATTCTGAAATAGAGAAAGTATCTAACTCAATGCAAAAAATTATTGATAAATATCCTGAAAGGTTGGAGTCAATAGGTAAACTAAACTATGTTTTAAAAGATTTAGAACACGTTAAAAGACATTTAAACTACTTAATTAAAAAATATGAAAGAATTACGTGACTACCAACTAGACCTATCTAAAAAAGCTATTGAAATACTTAAAGATAAGAAGATAGTGTACCTTGCTATGGAAGTTCGTCTTGGCAAAACTTTGACTGCTTTAAATGTATGCGAGTTGTATGGTGCTAAATCAGTCTTATTTGTGACTAAAAAGAAAGCAATGAGTTCAATTGAGTCTGATTATGCTAGTATGCCGTTTTCTTTTGATTTAGCGGTTATAAATACAGAGTCAATACATAAGGTCAATGGACAGTTTGATGTTGTTATAAGCGATGAAAACCATAAATATGGATCATTTCCAAAACCAAGTAAAGGTGCAAAAGAATTTAAACAACGATACTCACATTTACCTTTGATATTCTTAAGTGGTACACCGCATCCAGAGTCATACTCTCAGATATACCATCAATTTTGGATTAGTAAGCATACACCATTCAATCAATACCCATCGTTTTACAAGTGGGCATCTACATTTGTAAACGTAACTACAAAGCATTTAGGATATGGAATGATTAAAGACTATAAAGACGCAAAGAAAGAACTAATAGAAGCCGTAATTAAACCTTATATGATAACTTACACACAAAAAGAAGCTGGATTTAGTTCTACAATCAACGAAAAGATAATATACGTTGATATGAAAGAATCAACATACGCATTAATTAAAAGACTAGAGAAAGATTTAATCGTACAAGGTAAGCAAGAAGTAATACTTGGTGATACATCGGTTAAATTGATGTCTAAACTACACCAGTTATACTCAGGTACAATTAAATTCGAATCAGGAAACACAGCCGTATTAGATTATTCCAAAGCCATCCGTATTTACACAATGTTTAAAAGTAGACAAATTGCTATATTCTATAAGTTCAAAGCTGAATTAGATGCCTTAGAATTCATATTTGGAGATACATTAACTACCGACCTAAAAGAATTCAACACAACTACCAAATCAATAGCTTATCAAATTGTATCTGGTCGCGAAGGAGTCAACCTTAGTCGTGCAAGTTCCCTTGTTTACATGAATATTGATTTTAGTGCTGTATCTTATTGGCAAAGTCGTGATAGGTTAACGACAATGGATAGGCTAGAAAATAACGTATACTGGTTCTTTGCGAAGAATGGAATAGAAGATAAGATATACAAAGCAGTTATGAGTA